GATACAATGGGCATCAAGTACGAAGTAAATAAAACCGATTGGATTTTCACGCTTCACAATGGTTCGCAGATTTGGATTTGTGGACTAGATGCCAACGAAGAAACCAACACCGCCGACGAGTCAGAAAAAATTCTAGGTGCTGAGTTCTCATCAATTTTCTATAACGAATGTAATCAAATCCCCTTCCCTGCCATCGAGACAGCAAACACACGCCTGGCTGAAAAGAATTGCCTCGACAATAAAGCATTTTATGACTGCAACCCGCCTAATAAGGGCCACTGGGTGTACAAGTTATTCATTAAAAAGATACACCCCGAGGATAAAACGCCACTCGATCCTGACGAATACGTGTCTATGCAAATGAACCCGGTTGACAATATGGAAAACATTGACCCAAATTACATAAAGAAGCTCGAAGCAATGGGTAGAAAGAAGCGTAAACGGTTCCTAGACGGTGAATTTACAGACGAGGTGCAAGGTAAGGTATTCGACCAGGTGGATATTAACGACAACCGTACGACCCGACGCGAAGTATCAATCGCAGACATGGACGTATTGATCGCAAGCTTTGACCCGAACGTAACCAGCAAGCCGGGCAGTGATGATTGCGGGATTATGCTAATGGGCCGGCGTGGTCGGCACATATACCTATTCAAAGATAACACCATGTCAAAACCGAAGCCTGCAGCGTGGGCGCGCAAGGGTGCGGCGATGGCCCACCACTATAAATTAAATTACATCGTTGCCGAGACAAACCAGGGCGGCGAGTTGGTGGCGACTGCCATTAAACACGCAGTACGTGAGGGCGAAATGCCCGTTAAAGTGGTCATGGTATTCGCAAGTAGTGGCAAATTTGCCCGTGCGGAGCCGGTGGCAGAGCTGTACGAGCTTGGCTTTATTCACCACGTCGGCGTGTTCGAGGAGTTAGAGGAGGAGATGGTAGGATTTGACCCGGACACTGCGAAGAAATCACCGGACAGAATGGACGCCCTGGTGTGGGGTGTTACACAATTAAGCACTTCCGAGATGATCGAGTGCTCGGACGCGGACGACGACGAGGAGCCTGTCAGTAAAGCGGGCGAGTCAGCCCTTCGCGAACTGTCATACGAGGAGGTTTACACCCTACAAGAAATGTGCGAAATGGACGACTTGTTTAATTGAATAAATTGTAAAAACTAAAAGAGGCGAGTAAGATACCGATATGCTAAAGCTATTTAATAGAATCGCGGAAAAGACCCTTGATCAATACTCTCGGGGTGTGAGTGGATGCCAGACAATCATACCAGGACAGGGCGCCACGCCTATAACCATGAATGATAAAACCCTCGTCGACATGAACGTATCTTGGGCTTACATTTGTGCAGAGCGACTTTCTAAACGAGTGGCCCAGGTGCCCCTACGTTTGTATGCTACGCGTGCCGTGGGTGAGCAAAAATTTATTACCCCACATGTACGTTTTCTTGATCGCACCGAACGACTTAAATTGTGTACAAGATTGCCTATGCGTAAATCACACCAGGCCATTACCGCGCAGGACGTTGTAGAAATTACCGAACACCCGTTCATCGATTTAATGAACAACATGAACGGCTGGCATGATCAGTTTGAAACGTTTGAAGAAACGCAGCAGTTTATCGACACAACCGGCGATGGCTATTGGATGAAAGATCGAGATAAGTTTACCGGGTTGCCCACGGCGTTGTGGCTTATGCCCTCGCAAAACGTGGCGATCGTTCCACACCCTACTAAGTTTATTGCCGGGTACCTGTTTGGCTGTGATCCTGAAAGCAAGCGCCCGAATAAAGACACGATCGGCCTACTGCCTGAAAACGTTATTCACTTCCGACGCCCGAATCTAAAGGATCCGCGCTACGGCATGGGCTGTCTCGAGGCTGTTGTACAAGCGCACCAATTAAATGGCGAAGCGCAGCGGTACAATATTGCATTAAATAAAAATATGGGTGTGCCATCGATCATCGCAACTTTCAAAGATGCAACCGCGGGCGATCAATCCATAAACAAATTTAAGCGCACACTAAACAAGGTGGTGCGTGGGTTGGACAAAGCCGGACGTACATTCGTTACGACGGGCGAAATGGATATCAAAGTAGTCGGATTATCACAACGCGAAATGTCATTCCTTAATGGGCAGAAGTGGACCCGGACAGAGATTTGCGATGCCTACGGAGTGCCATTGGCATTAGTTGATACAGAAAATGTCAACCGGGCCAACGCCGAAGCCGCTAATTATCAGTTTGAGGCATTCGCCATTAAACCACGCTTGAAAAAGCTATCCGATAAAATCAATTCGGGCATAATCCCCGACTATAACGAGCCGCGTATATTCTGTGCATTCGACGAGAACGTGCCTGAGGATAATACATTTGAATTAGACCGTACAATTAAATTATTCGTGAACAGTGTTACCACACGGAACGAGGCCCGCGCCTCTCAAAACTTACCATTATTGAGTCCTGAAGAGGGCGGCGACGAGTTTATTATCATCGGTGGTGGTCAAGTGTCAGACGCCGGCAACGGTGACGGCGTAGTCGAAGCAACACCGGACGAGGAAACAAAATATTTACTTGAGCAATTACAAAACGAAATGCGCGAGATACGCAGAGAACAACAACTATTAGAGGCTTAATATGCAAAAATTATTTGAAGTGACCAGCGAATACCTTGATAAACTTAAAGGCTTTGATCGCAAATCGTTAGAGGCAAAAATCAAAGACGTTGAAATGGATAAAATCGAACTTAAACGCGTAGAGAGCACAGGCGATTTTAGTATTGTTGAGGGTGAGACACACACCGCCGTGGGTTATTCGTCCACTCGCCAGCTCGACCGGGACAGTGAGATCGTTGTATCTAACGGTATCGACCTGACTGAGTACGTTGCCGCCGGTTCGCCTAAGATGTTTAATCACCATTGGGCACTACCCGTTGGTAAAAATCTTTCTATTGAGTCCGACGGTTGGGGTTTAGCCGCAAAAACGCTATATGGCCCCGAGGACTACAGTTTTGCCGAGGACGTTTTTCGCGTGATCAAGTTTGGATCATTGCGCACAAGCTCGATCGGGTTTATTCCTACTGAAGTACTAGCAGCCGGTAGCAAGGGCTTTAACAGCTTTGTGGACATGGCGATCAAGGCCTGGGACGAGTTCACCGTCGATATAGCTGATAACACACGGGCCATTATCTCTAAAAGTATGTTGCTTGAGGATTCGATCGTCGGTGTGCCTGCCAATCCTGGTGCAATCACCATGGCAGTGAGTGAAAAAAGCCTCGGCGTGACAATCAAATCGCTCGAAAAAATGGGCTTTGAAGTTACCGCGCAAAGTTTAGAGGATTACGAGAACAATTACAAGAGTTTATTCGCCACCCAAGAGCGCCTTATACAAAAAACAACAAGCAGAAATGCAGATAAAGAAACTAAAAAGGTTGACAAAACTGGCGAATCTGACAATAGTAGTCAAAACATACCGGGGCTTGATAAGATCAAAATTATCAGCGTTCCAACCCAAGTTAAATACATGCGGGACCTCTCAACGGAGGAGCTCGAGAAAAAGCTAAAAGATGCTTTGGACGTAAAACTGGGTAAAGTTTAAGAAACCGCGAAAGCCGGGAGCGTTTCAAACACGCGCTAAGTTTCGAACACTTAACACCGCATAAGTAGCAATAGAATATTAATGTATAACTATTAACTATGAAAAGGTGTTATTATGCCACATGCAATCCTTACAGAAGTGCCACTAAGTAAAGACATGCCAGCAGGCGCACAGGTCGAAGTTCCAGAAGAAACTTACCGTCACATGAAAGCTCTTGAAGAGCAGGGTATCGTCATTTTCAAAGACGCCACACCCGAAAATCTGGCTGCGCTTAAAGCAAGCGAAGAGGCCAAAATCAACGAGCAACGGGAGCAAGACAAGCTTATCGAAAAGATGGCTGGCGAAACTCTGTCTAAGCAGTTGATCGACATTTACGGCGACCAGGGTGCCGGCGTTGATATCAATATTTCGTACAACGATCAGAAGCAAGCTGAGAAAACAAGCTGCTTTAAGTCATTGGGTGAAAACATTCAAATGGCTGCCGCTTTGGTTGGCTGTGAGTTTCCAAAAGCGCAAGAGTTAAAAGCTCAGTGGTACGGGAACCAAAAGAATTACACATCGTTCAAAGCGATCACCGGACAATCCGAAACAGTTGACGCTGACGGTGGATTCCTGGTTGATTCCTTTTTCGATCGTGAGTTAATCACTCGCATGGTCGAGACTTCCCTAATGTATCGTGACACCAATTTGCGCACGGTCGGTCCGGGTAGTAATGGCCTGAAATGGAATGGTCGTATTGATTATGATCGCCAAGCCGCTAATCATCCTGTAAAAGTATTCCGTACTGCAGAGGGTGGAACCAAAACCGCAAGTAAGTGGACAATCGAGCCCTTTGAGCTGAAATTGCTTAAAATCGCTGGTTTGAATTTCCTTACTAACGAGCTACTTGAGGACGTTGCCAGCTTAGAAGCGGACGTAATC